CTGTCCAAGCTACACTGTATTCCTCGAAGATGTTTCCTCGAGCCTTGTTAGTGGCTGGTGCAGCCCATGAAGCGGCCATCAGAATATCACCACGTTTGAATTTATCGCTGTCCTTTTTTACAACAAATCCCCAAACTGATCGATCGGATATAAGCTTAACATACTTACTACCACGATTGTTAATTACCAGCTTTTCATCAAATTCATTAATTCGTTGTTGGAAGTAAGCATCATCAGTAAACTCACCTCTTTCACGACGACTACAATGTGTAACATAATCATCAACAGCAATCTTTCTCAAAATTTCTACAGAAGTATCAAAATCATAATCGTTATCTTTTTCCCAATCTTGTATAATTCTTGTCGTAGTCATAATATAAGTCCTGTTCCATTAATTTATATAGCTATTATAACACAGGTTTTTAGATGTGTACACTGTTTTGTTAGACTATTTTGTTATAATGGGTCACGTCTTTATAACTGAGCGTAACTTGATATGACATACTTTGGTCCTGAGATTGGAGTACATCCCATGTGTGGATATTGCCATGTAGGAGGAAAGCATACTACAGATCCAGCTTTTGGCTTTACTGAAATTTCTTCTCCTGTTGATTCAAATTTAAATTTAGTTTCTCCACCTTCTTCAACATCGTTTAAATAAAAGAACATTACAAGTAATCTTTTACTTGATTCTGTAGTCGTATTATCAGTATGCCACTTAAAAACACCTTCATTTGGTTCATAACGTTTTATTCGCGGCTCTTCGAAATATCTAGTTTTAGGAAAGAATTTAAATTCAGAAGAATACTTAGAATATATCCCTTGCATAAGACCGGTAAACTGTTGACCAACATTTAGAAACTGCTTTGAGTGCATCATATTAGTTTCATAAAAATCATAAGCAATGGTTTTTTTATGTTCTGCTTTTTCACTATTAAAAAGACTTATAAGATAATCACACGTTTCTTTTGTAATTACGTCGTCATAAACTTTAATATAATCAGATAGTTTGCTCACTGTTTTTTAATACTCTTAACCCAGTTATCTGCGGCGTTTTGAGCCCAATGAATACTTTTATTAGGATAGAACTCATCAAATGAAAAAATTTGATTTTCATAATATCGACAGCCATAATGCTTATTCTTATGAGCATCATACTTTTCCCATAGTTGAGCTCGTCTAGTTGAATCTTCATTTGAGTAAATCTCAAGCAATCTATCAACATACATCATTGTTGTACTTTTCATATTACACTCTTCTTTTATTTACATCTGTTTGACCATCTTTTGGTCTAGCATCTTGTGCCATACTACTTTGGTAACCAGACATTATGGATTTGAGTCTATACTTATCAATATTATGACGGTTTTCAATTGCTTTCTTTACTGCGCTTAATTCTTTATCTCTACGATCACTATTAGACATTTTTATTTTCTTTAAAACGATATCATATAAATGATAACATTGAGTATTGCTTAATGGTCTTATTAGATTTCTTGCTTCGCTATTATAATCTCTTACATCTTCAGTTTCTTTCCACTTCATAATTTGCCTCGATCAACAAGTTCTTTCGTCATAATAAAATCTCTTACTAAACCACTTCGAACAATATCTTTAAAACTAAACTCAATAATATCGAATGATGTCATATGAGACAGTATGGTAATAAATTGGTTAATACCTTCTTTGTCGTTGTTCTTTGTAAAGTCTGATTGATAGTAATCACCACACATAAGAAATCTTGCATCACGACCGATACGTGTTATAATAGAGCAAAGCTCGTGGTAATTACAGTTTTGTGATTCATCGACTATGACAATTGCATTATTGAATGTTTGACCTCGAAGATACGATGTAGTCATAAATTCAATTGTTTTAATTTGAGTAAGTTTATTCCATGCATCACCATCATCAAAGAGATCATTAACAATTACTTCATAAGGTGCAGTATAAGCAGCTTCTTTCTCTTCTTGTGTACCTGGTAGAAAACCCATGTCTCTGGTAGGTACAGCTGAACGAACTATAATCACTCTATCGTATGGAGTCTTATTATCCATTACATCGAGTAATGCAAGGTAAAGAGATATAAATGTTTTACCAGTACCAGCTGCACCAGAAATACAAAGATTGAGGTTTTGCTTATATGACTCGAATACTTGCTCTTGAGTCTTTGTTGCAGGCTCTAGTGTTTTTAAATGTTCTAGGCGTAGACGTTGTGGTTTATTCATCTTCTGTGTTTCCTTTCCAGCTGTCCCATTCACCAAACAATCCGGGCGCTTCTTCCGAAACTTTTAACATAATATATTCGTCAGGATAATGTTTAAGACATCGACCAGCTTCTTTTCTTATTGCACTTGGTACTCTTGGAGTTTTCTTTGGATCAAGTAAGTCCAATAGAAACTGCCTAGTATTACCTATCGCATACCTTCTTTCATTCGGCATCGTCATTTGGTTTCTATCGTACAATGTTTAGGATCTGAGTTTTTCTTAATTGATTTAAGAACATCATTAAATTCATTAGATGCTTGACTAATAGTACTTTTAGTACCACTTACTATTTGTGGTGCCGATAGTACTTGTTGAATATTAGGATCTTTTACATATTCTTGCATTGACGAAACAGACATCATCTTTGTCTCCACTTCACCAGTTTCTAAATTTTTAAAATCATACAATGGCATTGAACCACTCCGGTTGTTTACGCTTAGTCCACTTCATTGCAAACCTTGCTTGTTTAGTTTGGTAAAATGCACGATATGATTTTACAGCATCTTCAAACATACATTCAGGATTAGACCCCATTGCTAATCTGAATGGAGTTTTACCTGTTGTATGTTTAATTTTCTTTGGTGCATTTCTTAATACTGTAGCAAGTTTTGTTTCGCTTGCATGAACTTTACCATACCTATATGTATACTCATCGCATAGTGCAATAAAATGTTTATAATGCCAATCATAATTACTACAGTTTTCTCGAGACCAGACAGTACATGGGTGATTCATATGTACAGCTTTATATAAAATGTCTTCGCGATAATCATCGAGTTTAAAGTACTGTAACATAGAGCCAGATTTAGAAGGTCTACGTTCCATTGTACCATCAATCATTCGATGAACAGTAGATAACATTTGGGCTGATTCAACAACCATTTTGGGAATGTGTTTGTCGCACTGTAATTGTGCTGCTTTCACGGGATCATTGTCTAAAATAAATATATTCATAATGTATATTATACCACAGTTTCACTGAAAAGTAAACCCCCTTTTAGAGGGGGTCGACCTAGATTTATCACCTCCTTACTTATGATGCATACCTTAATTCTTCAATGTACTCGTCTAGATATTCTATTTTCTTTTGCATTTTAAATGCTTTATCTGACTTTCCCTTTTTTAACAGTCGTTCACGATAGTATGTTGCTTTATTCCTATCCCTTTTTAACCGTTCGATCTCTTGTAACCTCATATAGAATTTCGCCCTCCATAAAGTTTTAATTGATCATAATATAGGTATTTAAGTTCGGATCCTCCTTGTTACGGTTGGTTAATGAATCACTTTACGATAAGATTTGGGAATGCATCGGAGACTAATTTTTTTGTTACTCCCTTATATTTTCCAACCAATTCTTTATCTTTCATCATAACTATAAGTTTTGCTTCTTCTGGAGATACTGTCTCCAAAACTTTAATGAATTTACCTTCACGAACACCAGCCTCTAAACGATCTCCTTCATATCCTTTTGCGAAATAGCGAAACTCAGCTGATACTGCACCAAAGCCAGCTTTAGAATCTTTATTAGGAGTATATGGGGGTGTGCCTTTCGGTAAATTAAATTCGAGTGATTTGTCAAACGCTCCTTTTAAGAAGGTCTTGAGTTGACGTGATTCATTCTCAATAAGATATGCTTTCTTATCTTTAGCTTTTTTAATTTTTGCAAGATCTTTAAGAATTGTTGATATTACTAGTTCTTTAGCCATTGTTATAAAATTCCTCTACGCTTTCAATCAATAGATTACATCGTTTCTTAATTAAATAGTTTAATGCTTTCATTTGCATTGGTTTTTTACTATTGTTAAAAGTATTTATAATCATTTCACTGATGTTTTCAGGTATTTCTGTTAAATCAATTAATTTTTTATTACGCTGATAATTACGATATACTTCAGTATCCATTACCTCAGATAGCTTTTCTGAATTATCCAGCCATTCTTCTATCTGCTTTGCTCTTATTGGAGTTTGTCGTAAACCTTCTTCAACAAATACATTGTCTGCAGACTTAACATTTGGTACACCATCACCTGCATCACCCTTTATAATATGATTGAAGCGATAGATATGAGGGTTCTTATCAGTTACTTCTTTCTTTTGCATGGGACTAAATTGTGATACATTCTTAAAGCGATGAAGCTGAATAAAGTCTTTATCGGATGAAATAATCTTAACTGGTTCGTCCTTACCAAACTCTTGTGTTTGTAATGCAAGAGTACCAATCACATCATCAGCCTCACAACCTTCTAGATGAATAACTTTATACGGTAGGTTTTCTCGTATCTCATCTCTTACTAGATTTAGAATACGAAAGATCTCTGGCCAATCTGTATTAGTCTGGTTATCTCTATTCTTTTTACGAGCTGCTTTGTATTGTGGAAAGTATTGCTTTCTCCATGTATTCATACCATCACAGCAAATAACCATTTGACCATATTGATCTCGATACTTCTTATTGTACATACGAATACTATTTAATATCATATGTCTTATCATGTTTTCATCATTTAATTTTTGTACTATAATATTTGATAACGCAATTTGGTTATAATCAATCAATATCATCTTCTTCACTCTTGTCGGTTAATAGTTCTTCCATACTCTCTTCGATCTTTCGAAGTTCTTCTTCTATTTTATCTGAATCTTCAAAGTTGCTGTCAACTAGTGTTATTAATTTTTTATCACCAGCATCTAAGTCTTCTTGAAATGGATGATTTAGTCCTTTATAACGATAGAACATTGCAGCCAAGTTATTGATTACGACTGACATATCTTTCATTTCAGGTGTATCTAGTTTGTAGAAATCCATATCTTCGAAGCCGTCTATAAATTCGTTATTGCATATTGCTTGATCCATTAGTTGAAAACAATAATGGGCAAGCTCGACGCATTCTTCTTTTTGAATTTCTAAACGTTCTTCTTCGTCTATGACTTTATCGATTTTTTCATCGATAACTTGCTTGAGTCTTTCCGAGGTAGGAAATTGTATTATATTTGACATAGACTTATCCTTAATCATAAGTTATATTATAACACAGTTTATCGCGAAAGTAAACTATTTTTTTAAGTTTTTTACTGAAGGAGCTCCAATCTTACAGCCGATAAATCCATTGTAGTACTCGTCTGTCAAAAGGACATCCCTGTCAAATTGCTCCTTGGCTTCCATGTATGCGCACTCTCCCTTTGTTTTACACAAATGAATAATTTCTCGTTTTAAATGGGCACAGCCATTGGAGCTTATTTCTTCATTGAGTGAATTACTTGAACCAAAGTATGTTTTCCAATCGGATTCAACTAAGGTCTTTTTTCTGCGCTTTCTAGTTTTTGTAATGCCTAGAGTTTTCTTAAACCAAAAGAACTTCTTACCAACATACTTCTTACCAGTCTGCTCATTCGTTATGAGATACACAAACCCGTAATAGTCGTCAGGATTAAAGTCCTTAGGTGGGATCCACTCTTTGTCATTATATAACCACATATATTATATATACTAGTCATTAAATTGAAGCTCTTCA